AATATGCAGTCAGCAGAATTTATTGCTGATTTGGCATTCTTGATAGAAGTTGTTAAATCAACACTACATAGAGAACTAGATATTCACCATCCTGTTCAAGATATAATCGCCAAAGTATGTAAGGTACAAACTACAAAAAATGGCGAAAAGGTTACACACTTGAATTATAAAAATATTTTAAATCAAGTAGAAGAGGATCAGATAGATATAATATTTGAACCTGAATGATGTATTATTATAAATAATACTATTGAAAACTTAAAACTTAAATGAAAGTTTAATCTGTTAAGGAGATAAAAAATGCAAAGCACAGATGATATACTAGGTACCTCTCGGTTACCTAATGAAACAACCAAAAAAATAATGAAAAATAAACTGGAAACTGACACAGGTCAGGTTACCTTATTAAGTGAGATTTGTCTAAAAGTAAATAATGCCAAAGATAAATCAAAGAAACTAAGAGTATTAAGAGAGAACGATAGTCAACCTTTAAGACAAGTTTTAAAGGGAGCATTCTCACCTAATATCGAATGGGACTTACCTAAAGGTGATGTTCCTTATACACCAAATGACGCACCAATTGGTACTGAGCATACTGCTCTTATGCAAGAAGCAAGAACTTTATTTAGATTTGTCAAAGGCGCTGATACAACGATTACTCAAAACAAAAGAGAGATAATGTTTATTCAAATGCTTGAAGGATTGTGTGCCGAAGAGGCGAAATTCTTAACTGATGTAGTCAATAAGAGACTGAATAAGGTCTATAAAGGACTAACAGCGAATCTAGTGAAGGATGCCTTTCATTGGGACGACAATTTTATGCAAAAACAACCGTCTTATCCAGTATAATTCGCAGTTTTTCAATGAAATTAATGCTTGACCTGCCTTCTCTTTTATGATATTATATAAATATTAATATACGAATCATAGAAAGGTGGGTTATGGCAAGATATAAGAAATTAGCAACGGTATTGAGAGAAGTGGATTATAAGAAACCTTATAAACCAACGAAGAAGAACGCTGTATTAATGTTTAATGTACTAAATCACGCCATATTCAATGGTAAATTAGAACTACCTACAATCAAAATAAGAAAACTAAGAGGCGCTCTTGGTGAGTATTGTTATGATACTACCGACTCTAGTCATAGAGAGATAACCTTAACACCACAATATCGTAATATGAAACATTTTATAAATGTTTTGGCACATGAAATGGTACATCACTATCAAATTAGTGTACAAGGTGATAATGGCAATCACAATAGAAAATTTTACAGATGGAGAAATAAGTTTGCGAAAATGGGACTCGAACTAAGTCGAGTTGCATAAACTATATTATGAATATCACATTGAACCGAGCGGAGAAAAAACTTATCCGCAATATATTAGATAATCGAAGAGCACTACATAAAACACCTAAAAGAAAATTAGGTGGCACTAATAAAGAGTGTAAAGAATATGAAGCAGCACTAAGTCTTTTTATAAAAGGCGTAATTAAAATTTCACGAAAAGTTAATGTTGAGAATGAGGGACCTCTTAATGAGGCGACCGAAACTTGGTATGAATGTAAACCGTGGAAAACTAAACGAGAACTAAGGAGGTTTATATGAGACAAAATATAACCAGTGGTTTAATAGCAGTAATCATAACTGTTATAACATTTTATTTTTTAAACAATTCTTATAAGGTTGTCGAAGAGATAGAACCTATTAAGATAGAGACACCTAAAGTAGATCAAGATTTCATAGATGATATACGAGGTGCTTTAGAAGAACCTGATATCTTTTCAGATACAAATGAACGATTTGTTTCTACATTAGATAGTTGCATTGACCATGTTTATAAATCTGTATCCGAAGATTATAGACTACCTAAAGAAATGATTGTTGCACAAGCAATCTTAGAGTCTGGTTGGGGTCAATCTAGATTTGCTGATGAAGCAAACAATCTATTCGGTATTAGAACTTTTGATAAGTCAGATAACTGGATGTTACCTGAAACAAAGAAAGACTGGACAGGCTGGGGTGTAAAAGTATATTCTAGTAAGTGTGCCAGTGTGAGAGACTATGTTCGTATTATTAATGAGGTGTGGGCATATGAAGAACTTAGAATGGCAAGAGCACAAAACCCAAACATATCTGCTGAAGAGTTGTCTCTTCATTTATATCGTTTTTCCACGAACCCTAAATATACCAAGTTAGTAATTAATATTATAAAGACAAAACTTGGGCAGTATGACTTATCTTAATGATGTACACGGAATAATAATAGGCGGAATGAACCTTTCCACAGAAATAGAATGTGGATATAAAAACGGCGTACTAGAACTATACAATATTAGACAAGAAGATAGAGAACGCAAAGTTTCTCTAAGACGAGCAGCAGGTTCGCATAAAATTGCCAGTCATTTAAGAGATCACGGCGCTGATGTAGAGGTGGTAGATTATGCCTATATGTGGACCTTTGAAGAACTAAAAGACCTTTGGAAATCTAGATATCATAGTAAGACTTTATTTTTTGGTATCTCAACCACATTTCATCAGGCATCCGGTTATCTATGGCAATTTGTAGAATGGTTAAGAGATAAGTATCCCCACATAACAATTATAGGTGGTACACAATCAATAGATAAATTATTAGGGTTTCATTGTGATTACTACATATTTGGTTATGGTGAAGTTGCTGCTGCCGAGTTAATAAAGGCATTAAAAGATGGCACTACAAGTAATATTAAATATCATAATATAAACGGCAAAAAAGTTATCAATGCACAGCAAGATTACAAAGCATTTCCTAAAAAAGATTTATCAGTAAGATATGAAGATAGAGACTTCATAAAACCCCATGAAGTATTAGACCTAGAATTTTCTAGAGGTTGTATATTTCAATGTGCCTTTTGTACATATCCTATTCTAGGTGTTAGAGACGATCATAGCAGACACGAAGATAATCTATATAAAGAATTACTTGAGAACTATGAGAGGTGGGGCACAACCCGATATAATATATCAGATGAAACAGTTAATGATTATCACAAAAAACTTGCAAGATATGCCAGCGTAGTAAAAAAGTTGCCTTTTAAACCTGATCTACAAGGTTATGCTCGAGGTGATATATTAGTTGCAACTAAAAAACATTGGGAGACTTATTTAGAATTAGGGTTTATGAGTCATTTTTACGGCATAGAATCTTTACATCATCCAGCGGCAAAGGCAATAGGTAAAGGTATGGATTCAGGCAAACTTAAAGAGGGTCTGATAGAGTTTAAAGAATGGGCATATAAGAATAACGATAATGGATTTTATACTGCTATGATAAGTTTGATAGCAGGGTTGCCGAATGAAACTTATGCTAGTTTAGATGAAGGTGTTGAATGGTTAAGAACACATTGGAACGATCAGTTTTCTGCTATGGCAATATTACAGATACATATGCCTAATGTTTATAGTCTATACAAAGATATTGCAAAAGATTTAGGTAATATATCATTGATAGAAAAAAATCCTGCAAGTTATGGATATAAACTTTTAGGTCCTGCACCTCTAAAAAAATTACATACAAAAGTAGGAACAACTCATACAGATAAAGATGGCATATATAATCGAGTGTGGATTGCTGCAAACTCACCATTTAGAAAAACAGGCATTTCTACATACAGAGGATATGGTGCAACTATTAATAATAAACCAGATGTCATAGCACCAATTTATGATGATGACTTGATTAAACCTATTGAAGGTGAAGAACATTTTAAAAAATACAACGACTGGGAATCTAATGAAGGACTAACAACAAGTAGTATCGAAAATTGGATGAAAACAGTATCAACAAAATATAATATTCCTGATATGCCTACAATTACTCAAGGTAGTGTTGCTAGTTGGAATCAAGTAGAGTTTTATGTTGATCCTAGCGTTGAACAAAAAGATATGATGAAACTGGGTAAGAATAAGTACAAAGTAAATGCTGACTCATTAACCAGAACTATACAAGGTCCTTTAAGTCAACCTGTGGGTGGTATTCAGTTTGGTTCTAATAACGATCATGGTGCTCAAGAACTATATTATCATAAAAAGAAATTCTTACAAGAATACAAAAGAAATAAATTAAATGCCTAGTATATATTTACAAAAAGATTTAGGAATTATAGGAGATTTTATGCATTCCTATCGAAAAGACATAGCAGATGAATTTATAAAAAACTTACATTATTATAATTTACCTAAAGATCACTTTACTAAATTTGTTCCTAAGACTAAAAAAGAATTCAATCATAATCCTTGGATTAAAACAGGAAGAATTAACTACTTTCTTAATATCGCTAGAGGTTTAATTAAGGGTAGAAAGGATATGTATCAAACTATGAGAAATCACACTGCTCGTGAGGTAGGATCTTTAGGTGCTTGGCAAATGAAACCTTTGTTATTTAATCAAAATTGGGTTTGGGAACCTGCAAATAAAATAGAGACAAGTGTTTGGCAACAACAAGACGGTATTACATTCGGCACTACATCAACATATGATACAATAAAACAATGTTATCCTAAATTAACCGAAATGATAAACAAGTTAAGAGAAGAATATGGTATTGATAGTGTTAACAAAGCGACTTATTCGATACTAGTGGCGAACGGAAATATAGGTGTACATACTGGTAGAGATAATATACATTCAAAGTATATTCGTTGTCATATTCCTCTTATCATACCAGAACATACTAGAGATCAATTACATTTAGAAGCAGGTGGTGATAAAGTATATTGGACTGAAACTTGGGGATTTGATAATCAAACACCACATACAGCAAAGAATGAAACAAACTACAATCGTTTAGTTTTCATCATAGATATATCAAGAGACGCTTTATGTATTGCAAAAAAGAAAAAATCTAGTAAGGGGATTGCATATATTAAAAGACTAATAACAATTTTTACAAATCAAGGAAGAGAGTATAATTAATGGCAAGTGTATTGACAGCAGTATTAACAAGTGAAGATCCTCAAAAATTAGATAGGTGTTTAAAATCTTTAAATGACCAGACACATATACTAGTTGTCTGTAATACCACAGACGAGAAATATCCTAAAGAAGCAGAAAAGATTGCCAGTAAGTATTCTACCAAATTCATACAAACCGAATCTAACGGCAAACTAGGTAAAGGTAAAAATTCAGTATTAGAACACTTTAGTAGAACTGATATGGATTTTTTATTCTTAGTTGACGGTGACGACTTTGTTTACCCACACGCTTTAGAAACTGTACATAAGTTAATTTCAAAACAAGAATTTGATGTAATGGCATTAACTGAAAGTGAAGTCTGGACTGGTAAAGAACTATTAAGAATAAAAGAATGGACAGAGTCAGATGATTTTAGAAGAAAGATTGCACCTAAGATTATGCAATTACCACCAGAGAATATGGCAAACCTAGCAAGTGTGAGTCAAATTGGGCGAGAACTAACCGAAGATGGTTCTGGTTTACATAGAGTTATACTATATTCAAAGAAGGCAGCGAAAGAATTTAGATGGAACGAAGAGGATGATATTGCTGATAATCCAGGGTTCTTAGATATAGTCATACAATTTGGTGATATGGTATCATATACAAATACCAAAAGTGTCTATATTTACGACCAGAGTGAAGAAAGTACCGGAGTATATTTCGAAACCCTTGAAAATCAGTCAAAATATGTCTGGAAAGATGAACATAAATGCTTGACAAAACAGAAATTCCTTGATATAATAGAAGTAATTGAGAGACTCACATATGAAGAAAGACTTAAATACATCAAAAAGAATTGCAAGACTTGAATTTGCTCGTCAAAATGCCAAAGATCCTGATATGAAAAGAATTTGGGGTAATAAGGTAGACTATCTTAAAGGTTACAAACACTATGGTGATAATCCTGAATGGTCTAAACACTGGTCCGAAGTTTTTAGAAAGATGAAATAATGAATGTTTTTTACCTACACGAAGATCCTAAGATATGTGCTGAAATGCATATTGATAAACATTGTGTCAAAATGATTATCGAATATGCTCAGTTGATGTCAACAGCACATAGAGTGCTTGACGGTCTAGAGTATGAAGGCAGAACTAAGAACGGTAGAAAGATCAAAAGATATCTTTATCCTGAAATTGAGAAAGAACAAACTTTATACAAAGTATGCCATATAAATCACCCTAGCGCCATATGGGCAAGAGCAAATGCTTATAACTACTGGTGGTTGTATCAGATGTGGTCTCACCTATGTGATGAGTTTACATATAGATACGGTAAAATACATTTAACAGATAGTAAGTTGAGAAAAATTTTGAGATCACCACCACAAAATATACCACTTGCTGCTAAGTTTACAGAACCTACCCAGGCTATGCCTGATGATGTCAAAGTACTTAATGATTCAATAACTGCATACAGAAACTATTATATAAAATACAAGAAAGGATTTGCAACATGGAAAAAAGATCGAAAGCCGGAGTGGTTTAATGGGTAAACATTTAAAGACCTCTATGGATGAGAAAGTGATAGACTATCTTGCTATAGAACTATATAAGAAAGACCCTCTTAACATAGTATTGAACAAATTTATGTCAATGAAAAATGAAGAAGGATATAGTCTGACAAAAACTATAAATAAGTATAAAGAAACAGGTAAACATCCTGACCATTATAATACAGATGGCACTTGGAAGTACCCGAGTGGGAAGATACCCTTTGATGAATTTAAACTATAATGCCTTTATACACATTTAGAAATAAAAGAACTGGTGAAGAGTGGGATGACCTAATGTCTATTTCTGAAATGGAATCATTCACTAAGAAACGAGACATAGAATTAGTACCTACAAGTGTTGGTATAGTGAGTAGTGTAGGTCAAATGGATAGTAAAATTGACGGTGGGTTTAAAGAAGTCTTAGGTAAGATATCGGATGCACATCCCCACTCCGCACTTGCAGATAGATACAGAAAACGAGACGCCAAAGAGGCAAAATCAAAAGCAGCACTTGATAAGATCAAGGCAAAATACGGAGCAAGTCTTGTTAAACCATCTTAAATACATAAATAGTAGTGATGTTGCTGTCGAGACATTTACAACACCGTGCTCTTGCACATAAGAAGTTGAGTAAATCAATCCGACAATGCTTCATTCCGGGCGGGCAGAGCACCGGGACAGGCAATAAAGATACTGCTCGCCCAACGAAGGAGAACATATGAGCGATTTAGATTTTTTAGACGGTTTTGATTCCGATATAGATTGGGGTTTTACTACAACCGACTCTAAACCTAGTGAAACAAAAGATACTGAAGCAGTTGCAAAGTCAGCGGCTAATGAAGTTGCAAAAGCAAATGACGGATCTTTGAAAGCATTAGAGAGTAAATTAGATAAAATATATTCAGCAGTCAATTCTGCTAAATCTGAAATTCACGAAAAAAATCAGACTGAACTTGATATTGCTAAGAAACAAATGGATGATGAATACGACTTGAGAAAAGACAATCTTGGTAAAGATCAAAAAGAAAAATTTACACAATTAGAGAAGTTAGTAATACCTTTGATGTTAAAACTAGCAAAGGCACCAGAGAATTATATCTACTGGCCGAACCGTAAGAGTGTGATTGAATCACAATTAAAAAAAATAGTAGCAATAACAAGAGGTAAATAATGCAATTATCAAAAAACTTTAGTCTAAGTGAAATGACTAAATCAGATACCGCAGCAAGAAAAGGTATTGAGAATACACCTACTGATACACATAAAGAAAGC